GGCAAGTACCAAGCCTTTAATGATTCCTTTTGCGTAAACCATACCCTGTTCTTGAACAGAGTAATATTATCTAGTGTTGTACTTGTAACGCCTGTTATAGCGATAGGCGATACAGCAGTAATAGAGGCCCATGTAGTGCCATCAAATAACAGTGGTGCGTCTACACCATTGACTAGATATAGATAGCTACCGCCACCAGTAGTGACATTGATGAATTCCCATCGAGCGTTTGTCAGACCCGTCTTTACAGCAGCCCCTACTGGCCCAGCAGAAGTAACATCGTATATTTTAGTCTGTGCAATTGCGTACAGCTCCTCACCCGTACCAGTCGAGTAGTTCATCAAAGTCTCAACCTGACCAGTTATGCCTGTAGCGTGATTAGAGTACCCGCCGCGTAGAACTACATTTGAGTAGGATGGAAAGAAGTTAATTAACTCGACAGCATCGGTCTGTTCCATGTTCGCAATAGAATCACGAGCATTCCAGCCACCTACTGGAGCAGGTACAGAAGCTACTTGTGCAGCGGTTCTCTGTGCTGGGAACATTAGTTAGGATTTCCGTAGCCAGTATCCGGGATGTTGTCATATCCTATGAGGACTGTACCCGGTCTTGGAGCGAACGATAGATTGGCTGAACTCTGATCTTGAGCCATAACCACTTCAAGCTCTGTCAGGAAGTTTCTATACATAGCTGTAGTATCGAAGCCCTTAGCCTCAAAATACTTCAGTTTCGTCATTAGAACGACTAAACGGTCTGGGTATATGCAGGTATCAGAGTCTACTGTAAAACTTGTCTTAGCCACACCTAGTGAGCTTTCGGCCCATCCATTGCTTCTATACTCATAGCCTAAGAACTCATTGTCTGAAACGCCCGGCCAGATTTGGAAGTATGCACCTAGCAAGCGCCAGCGTATGCGTGGGCCAGTAGAGATGTAGCCTGACAACAGCCATTCCCATTGTTGAGCGTCAATTGGGCCAAGCATCTCCCAATGTTTGTCTTTATCCCAATGAGTTCTAGGTACTGTAGAGTCGTAATCGGTTGGCAGTGCGTACTTTACCTTCATAAAGGTAACAGTAGCGTTTGTTCCTGAGTCTGTGAATTGTTGGGTGGCAGTTATTGCTGTGCCTGAGTCAACTGTCTGTATCTGGGTGTCGTTTGCCATACCTACGCCAGTTAGCTGGTAGGTGCTATCTAGTCCAGTAGTCGATGGTATTGCTGTGACTGTAGTTCCACCACTAGTCCATGTACCCGTAGTCGTTACATAGTCTGTGTAGAAGCGGTGCTGTTTTGTAAGTCTACGCCAGTCATGCTTACGGAGTAACTCGTACCCCGAAGCATTCATGAGCGCAAGAATCTGAATCACATCCTGATTGGTATTACCTGCAACTGATGTTGGTGTACTAACACCTAGTTCGTTTGTTACTTGTGTGACCAGTTGCAGCATCGTGGATGACATACTTTAATCCTCTTTTTTTGGCCTTCCCATTTTAGGCTTGCTAGTAAGAAGAGCCATCTGCTCTTTGAGCATCTCAATCTGCTTCTGAGCATCCTCTAAAGCAGTTGAAGCAGCAGTCTGGTTTTGTCTCGCCAGATATGCCCTAGCCTTGTCTCTTAATGCAAACCCACTCATACCAACACGCTGTAGCTGGGAGTCTGTTGATGTAGATACCTGCTCCACCGTCTGATACTTTAGAATCTGTAGCTCTTCCATCTGAAACTTGTCGAACTCTTTAGGTTCGTCAGCATTCCACTTAGAAAGCATTGTACCGTAGACCTCTGCACCTTCATTGTTCTTCATCTGAAAGTACAGCCATTGCCTGACAAAACGCTCTTTGTGATCTTCCCGTACTGGCTGGTCGATTACTGTGGTCTTGTCACCCGGAATATGTATTCTTACGAATGGCACATCCTTGTAACCCTCTTCCTGACTCTTGTAAAACTCAACGTGTAACGAATTGTCTGCATTGCTGATGTCGCTTTCCATTTTACTGTCCTTTTTGAAATGGTCTTATCATTGAGGACTAGGGAAGTCTCCCTCCCTAGTTTATTACGCTGTTGTTATAGAAGCCCAAGTCGTTCCAGACATTCCATAAAATACTGCTGTCTTAGCTGTTGCCAGCGCAAGACTTGTTGCACCTGCATTGATTGTACTCGCTATTGAGTACGGGTACACAGTTACCGTCACGCCACTGTCATTACGGATTACTACTTTAGCGCCATCTTCTGTAGGAGGTAAACGAACTCCTGTAGATGCTGACGAGGTTGTAATCGTGTTCTGACTGACTGATAGTAATAGTGCATCCGCAATCGTTGTCCCAAGAGCAACTAAGCCAACAGCGCCAGTTCCACAAATTGATTGTGTGGACAGAGGACTGTTACCTGCTCCTAAAACTCGTGATGGGAATGTCATATTAATCTCCTTAAAGACTGGAGCGAGTTACCCCGCCCCAGAATTACATTACAACGGTGAAGTCGTTTTACGAACCCAACCGTAATCGCCTGATGCAAAGGCTGTGTCGGCAGTGTAAGTACCAGCTGTGTCCGTCACCGTGAAAGCTGAATCTACGGTGCAAGTTCCAGTAGCTACTGTTCCACTTGCCAATACATATACCCAAGTGTCGTTCAGAGTGCCGATCTGCGGAGTCCCAACAGGCAAGACCGCAGCCGTATCACGTTGAGCAAACATAGGAGTAATAAATCCTAATACGCCAAAAGTTGAATTAGCCATTTTTATATCCTCCTATTAAGCCAGCAGAACGCCGCAGAATTGCGGGCCGCTAGAGGTTAAGTTACCAGCGAAACCAATTAATTTAACGATTGCGTCTTGATTAACCGCTTGACGTTCGCCACCAATTGGTACGAAGTTACGGTTAGCATTAGGACGGAACATAATGTATTTCGTGTTCAACATCCACATATGACTTGCGGTTGCTGCTGAACCGATACCACCGTCCAGAACAACATCAGAAGCCATACCAGCGCCGTAGTATTTGAGTGAAGCAAAACCAGCTCCAGCAGTGCTGCTTCCACCATCAGAAATACGCTGAATGCTTTGCAGCGATTGCAGGTACATACGATAGAAGATGTTATCAGCAACGATCAGATCAGGCTTGTCCGTACCCCGAATCAACTGAACAGCCAGTGAGTCCATGTAACCTTGAATGTTGGATGCTGATGTAGCCGATCCACCATCGGTAGTTCCACTAAACTTAACTGAACGCCAGAAGCTATAGGTAGCACGGTTAATGCCGCCGTATGTTCCAGTAGTAGGTGCATCAGGCACAGCAGCGCCTAGACCAGTCAGGTTCTTGCCAGAGTTGCCAGTTCCGTCTAGGTAAATGTCACCACCAATACGGTTAGCCAACTGAGCTTCAGCAACATTCATACGACCGTCAAGCAGGTCAATGATTGCTTCTTTACCGCTGTTCTGAATCATCTCAAGACCGCTGATTGAAACAGCAGCAGCGTATTGGGTGATTGAGAATTGAGCAGCAGAGATCGGGCTGTTTTGCGAAACATTCAATACCTCATAGCCCGAATAGCTATTGGTGTTGTTTGTTGCCGAATCTGAATACATGATTTCCTGAAGGATAACATTCCCACCAGAAAAGGTTTTTACATTGCCACGATCTTTCAAGCGGCGCAGTAGTGCGTTGTTGTTTGTCCTTGTGTTATGTTCAGGCTCTTTATCCCGAACCTGCATATTCCATTTATATGCAGAGCAGACTATCTCATCGCAAGTTTTATCGCTTTCTTGGTGGCACTAATCTTAGCACCGTGGCCTTTCGGCTTACCAATCTGCGCCAATCTACGCTTTAGGTTGCTTTCTGCGCTTGGTCTGTAGCCATTAGCTACCCTAGACTTTGCTGCCATTGCAGGAGCGTTTGGAGGCGGTCTAAACGAATACTCATTATCGTTTAGTAACAAATTACTACCTCTGTAGTGCTTCATCCAAGACAACTCGCGCTCACGCTTCTCAATCACTGATACTTCTGCTGGCATTGTCTCAAGTACCTTCATCTGAAACTCACCAGCGTGATCGTTCCACGCTTCTTGCAACCTCTTAGAGCTATGCTTACCGGCTTTTAGTAGACTCTTATGCTCTCGCATCCTCTTACCTATCTTGCCCGCTGTGCAGCCTACATACGCTGCTCCAGTGCTTGCATCCTCTAAACCGTACACTGTCACCATTTGGAATACTCCTCTGTGGTTGATACTTACGCTCCGCGCTCGTGGGACTCTGCTTCCGCTTTGTCCTAGTCGTTACACCTTACGCACCCATTGGGTATCCTGTGCGTCTTGGCTCGGTGTTGGCATCTCAGCTTTTCACCGAATTCACGGAGTTTTATAACGTCTATAAGTTAAACGTTGTCAGCCAGCTCACCTGTACGACTTTGAATGTTAGTCGCAATGATGTCTGAAACTGAACTATTGGCGAAGGCCATAATTTACTCCTCAGTTTAAGTTATCAAAAACGCTCATCTAGGTTAGCAAATTGCTCTACTAACATTGAGCGCCTATCTTGCGCTTTGGTCGTTGTCGCTACTCCGGGTGTGGAGCTTTTAACGCTAACCGCTGCCGCCTTAGCAGCTTTCGCCGCTTTGTCTACCAGACCTATCTTTTGGACGTTTGCACTAGCCTGTTGGGCCTGTGTTTGTCTATCGTATAAGTCAGCGTCTAGGCGTAATGCCTTGTCGTAAGCCTCATCCAGCGTATTAGCCATACCGCCTTGTAGCAGTTGGATCATTGCTGGTCGAAGCTCCTCGAAATACTCTTTCTTTTGTGAGAATGAGTCTATTTCGCCGTTCATAATCTTGCTAGATTCAGCTTCCTTCTCTTGCTTCCACTGCTGCATCTCGCCGCGCACTGAGTTTAACTCGTTGCGTAGTCCGTATACTATATCATGCTGTGGTGCTTGTTGCACACCATCCTGATTTGCAGCACCCATACCATATTGCTCTCTCAACTGAGCAAAGTAGTATTCCTTTTCCTGTGGTGAGCCGTTGCGTAGGATGTTATCAGCTTGCAACAACCCGCTAATGGCTTCACTAGGCTTAATTCCTAGACCGTTTATCGTATTAAGATACGGCTGTACTACCCGTTCCATCTCGTCAGCGTACTGAGCTTTAGATATAAGCGGCTCAACACCAGCCCTCATCTGCTCTTCACGTTGCCATGCGTATTCTTGTAGTTTTGGCGATGCTGCTGCCCATTCCTCATGGTAGTCCTTCTTCCATGATGCTGGCGCTCTTTGCCATACTGGAGGCTCTTCTACTACTTCTGGAGCTTCTACAGGGGTGGTTGGCGCGTATTTGCCATCAGCACTGCGTACTCTCTCAGCCTTTGGCTCTGGTGCTGCTTCTAATTCATCAAACTGCTGTGCTAGTAGTTCTTTTCTATCTATTACGTCGGGTACTGACTCTGGCATATCCATTTATTTCTCCCTGTGGGGGTTATTGGTAAACCTTTGGTTATCTCGCATACGATCCATTAGCTTGTTAGCTTGGGAGTGCGACATATTTGCTAATTGTGCGCTTAATACTTCTCTGCGTGTATCTTTTACGACAGGTGCGCGGCTTGTCATAGTCTCGTTACCGACTTCAAAGCAGTTATGCTTCCTTAAATGCTCACGGTGCATAGCCCTGCCAGTAATCATTGTGCCATCAGCCATAGACTTATAAGGCGTTATGTCAGGCATGATGTAGACCTTAGCATCATACTGCACCGAACCTACCTCTACAGCTTCTCCGTCTATATATACCCAAGACTGTCTCATGCTTGCCCCAGAACGATAGATACTTCAGTATTAGCGGCCTCTTCTGCCTCACGCACCTTATCTACCTGTGCTTTTGCGCCTATCTCAGCAACCATGATGCGAGTAGATGAGTCTAGTTGTGCTTTGTAGCGATTAAACTGATCTAGGTACTGTAGCTCTTGCATCTTCATCTGCTGACGCATCTGCTCTAGTTGTGCGTCTGCCTGTAACTTCATCTGCTCGATCTGCATATCAGCCTGTACTCTAGCTTGTTGAGCCTGTACGTCGATCTGTGCCTTCATCTGTGCGGCTTGGGCATCTGCTTGCATTCTCATCTGGTCAGACTGCTGCTGCGCTTGCATCTTCATCTGCTCAGGGTTAGGTTCTGGCGGTTTCGGTTGCGATGCCGCCGCCTTCATCTGCTCTAAGGCAGAATCAAGAGTACCTTCAATTGACTCTGCTTGCTTAAACGCTCCGATGCCGAATTTCATCACCTCTACCAGCATTGGTATCATCTCAGGAGACTCGCGGCCTACAGGTAAGGCTTGACCTAAGAAGCCGCCAAACGCTTGTAAGAACTCCATACGGTTGCGCTTGTTCTGATCTTCATCTAGCTGCACCAGACTGTCAGCCTCTACATCTATTCTAAAGTTGGATAGCGGAGAGTCTTTAAGAAGCTCAATAGCCTGTGGTATCAACTGCTGGTCTGCCTCAGACATTTGTTGTGCAGAAGCGTACTGCAATAGAGTCTGTGGCTGGAACTTGGTACACATGATCTGTGCTTTGAGCTTAATCAGGCTAGACGCAAACAGAGCCACTTCTTCTTGCATTGCTCTAAGTCTAAGCCCTGCATACTGGCCCTTGATCTGTTGTGCAGTTGCAGTCTCGCTTGCACTGGTCTGACCACGAATGATGTCAGATATGCCTGTAATCTCGTAAATCTGACTCTTTATGTCCTCTCTTGCCCTGTAGCAGTTGATGAGCGTAGCAGCTATGACATCTAGCGGTAGGATGTCGATACTACCCTTTAGGCCACCCTTTTCACTGAATGCCATCCACTTATCCACAGGTATCAGAGTATTATTGTCTCCCTCTGTAAGCAGACGTTGTAGCGTTGGCTGGCTTGCGTCATATACTCCTCGTACTCTTAGAGCCTTAACTAGACCGTCAATTCTGTCGCTTAAAATGTCCAGTTCTGTAGCCTGATCTTGATACAGCACGAAGTCAGGTACAGGCACTAGAGAATCAGAGGTTAACGTAGCGTACAAAGGCTTGCCACAGGGGAAAAAGCCTTCTACCTCGATAGGATCATCACGTTCGTCTATGATGTAGTTGCTGTTCTTGCTAAACCAGTAGACCTTGCCTGTCTCTTTGTCCCATAACTCACATATCTTAGCGCGTGTATGTTCTTTGCTAGACTGTCCGTAGGAGGTTAGTGTCTGTGGGCCGCTATCCAGAGGTATCTTCTTTGCAGACTCCTCGCCAAAACGCTCTATAAGCGCCTCTCGCGTCATGTAAGCCCAACGCCATACTATCGTAACCTCTTCCCATGTACGAGCTACTGAATGACCAAAGTCCTTCCAGTGAACGTAATCTGTAGGAGCGCATTCATACTCAATCTCTTCATACGTCTGATTAGTCTCTGGGCCTGTCTCGTTAGCTGCGTCCTCTTCATCAGCGTCCTCAGTGACCTGAAGCCCATCCTCCGGCATATCACGTTCGACTAAGTGTGGCTCGTATCTCACCCATGCAACACCGCGACCGCCAAGAAAGCGATCTTGTACCGCGTTCTTCATGGTTGCCCGGAAGTCTGGGTAATGCTCAATCTCGTAGTCAATAGCGCGTTGAATGATCTGTGATGCAACCCGACCTACTTGGTCATTGTCTCCAAACCTGCGCGATACGTCAGCCATAGGCAGCTTAGAGTAGACTGCTGGCACTAAGGTCTGTACGTTTGACCAGAGAATATTAAACTTTGCAGTCTCGTTAGAGTTCTGGCTGCGATTGTCATCTCTGTAGCGTTTAACGATCTTTGCAGCACGAGCCTCCCACTTCTTGTACTCGTTGTCGTATGCGCCGATTACGTTCAGATACTTCTCGATGGGAGTTTCGGTCATTTTCTGTCCTGTTGTCTAAGTGCTTCAGCTATTGCTTGAGGGTCTAACATCCCGCCAACACCTACACCAGCAAGAATGTCTGCTTCATGTCTACGCATTGGATCGAATGCTGCAAAGCGGGAACGGATGTCGGCTGGTTTATTAATTACATTTATTGCCCCACCTGCATATTCTAAATCAGGTTTTTGGGTTAATAGTGGCATGACGTTACTAGGCTCTTCCATACTGAAAAATTTATATGCGTGACCGTTTGCATCCAAAGGGTTATTTGTTGTGTATATACCTTCCCCAAATCTCCCGTTTTTTGATGGGATAAATTCTTTTACGTCTACATTAGTCCCATGATAAGCCGGAGTATCAAACCCCATAGCACCAGCCCTATCCATAGCGGTATTACCTTCTGGCAGTCCTAGCCCACCCTGCTCAACTGGTAGCGCAGCATTTCTCTGTGCTGTGTCATGCAGTATCTCAAACTCTGTCTTAGGTCGCTGCGGCATAGACGCACCTTCTGGAACTACACTCATTCTAGGGTTCATCACGTTCCTACCCAGCACTCCAGTACCCGTCTCGATCTGTCTAGCGCCCTCTCTCAGTGCAGCCTTACCTAACGCCTTGCCAACAGGTATCATCGCACCAGACACGGCAGCAACGTCAAGTAATCTGGGGTCTACCTTTACTGTGTTTAGTGTCGCACCCCTAATAGGTGGCTTACCATAGCTAATGTCATTTACAAGGCTTTGCGTTCCCTTCAGCCCGGACAGGTCAGCAAAGCTCATACCGCCCAGCAACGGTATGCTCTCAGGTAGCTTGTCACGATCTGCAAACTCTGATACTGGAGACAGAAAGTTAGCTACACCACCTAGAAAACTATTCTGTGGCGTGTTCCTAATCTCGCCCTGTTGCGCTAGAGCTTTGGCTAGCTCTTTAGGACTAGGCATTATGCTGAGAATATTCCAACTGCTACTACTGTTGCACCTGCTCCCGTTGTTATCTTCCATGCGCCAGTTAATGACGCTGTATTAATCTCTATTGACTGTACACCAATGACTGCACTTGAGGCTGTCTGTATGACGATTGATGTAGAACCGTCTATTAGTGTAACGCCAGCAGTTAGAACGGTGATTGTATTAATGATTAGTCTGTGAACATAGTCACCGATTGCACCAGTTCCACCTAAGACTTGTCCTGTTTGACTGACTGCTACTGTTTCGTACTGATACCGATAGGGATTTGCTATGCCGCTCATATTCTGCCTCTCTTAGGTTGATTTGCTTGCGCCCACACATCGTTAAGTGTTGCTGTGTTTTGCTCTCCTACCAGCAACGGTCTAACCGCATCAGGCTGTCTGACTCGCGGCTCTGACCGCCATGCTATTGCTAACATTCTAAAGGCATCTGCCGGATGAGAACACCAGTCATGTCGTGGTGTCTGCCTAAACGCCTTCTTGTCCTCATCGTACTCTCTTTGGTACTGACGTAAAGCCTCAATACCTTCATTGCATCGCTCTGTGTCAAACCAGCACTGCGGCAGCACCTTTCTTACAGCCTGTATACCGTCTTGTACTGACAGGTCAGGCACGATAGCCAAACTATTGATGCCAAAATGCACCGCCAATTGCTCGATTACTGACTTACCAGCAGCCGCCAGAGTCTTAGCTCTAGCATCGTGCGGTAAATGGTGCTTACCAAAATTATACTGCCTTGACAGGATATTTCCAGCAATTTCATCAATATTTGCACCAGAAACGGCGTAAAAGTCGATTAAATGCACCTCATCTCTAATTACCTGATAGAACCAGACAGCCGTATCATCCCTATATCCTAAGTCCCAAGCAGTGTGTACAGGCACGTTATTGTCATAGGCTACTCGTGTGATGCGCCCCTGCTCTGTAGCCTCACGCATCTCTGTGCCATAGAACGCGCCAAGGATAGCCGCCTCGAAGCTGCACTCATACTCTTGCATATACTGGTCAGGTGACAGTTGAGCCTTAGCAGCCGATAGCTCCCCATCTGGCAATAGCTTGCTGACCGATGCAGGCAGCTCCAAGCAAAACCACTCGCTAGGTATTCTCTGAGCTGTGCTGTAGATGTCCCAAAACTGATTCTTACCCTTCGGAGTACCGCTAAAGACGCACCAGCCTTGCTTGTCACTGAGTGCGGGTCGCAGAATACTGCCCCAGACGCTAGGCTTAAAATCTGCATATTCGTCCAGAAAAAGCCCATCAAATCCCAAACCTCTCATGGCATCAGCATTATCGGCCCCAAATAGCCTTATCCTAGCGCCATTGACTAGGTCAACGTACAAATCAGACTCATTGACTGATGCGAGTATTGGTCGTGCGTAGTGCTTGAGGTACTCCCATGCTACAGACTTTGCCTGTGATCTGTATGGAGCTATGTAGGCAAATAAGGGCATAGCAGACGCACAGACAGCGGCAGCACGCACCAGCTCGTTCACTGCTGCGACTGTCTTACCTGCGCGCCTGTGGGCCACTAGACAGGCCCAGCGCTCTGTCCTCTCATGGAACGGCATAAAAGCCAGCCGGGGCTGGTAGTCCATTTCTATTTCGGTGCTTTCCATTTTATCGTGATTTCTACTGGCCCATCATTCTTGCCTGTGAGTTCGGTCCGGCTCAATTTTGGTACATGGTACTCGATCATGTCTGTATAGCATCGGAACGCCATCAGTGGCCCATTCTCTTTTGCTATCGCATCTAGCCATTGTTGTACTCTATGTGCATTCCCATCGACGAATCGAGCTATAGCCTCTCTAGCGTTGCTTGTAGACTTGTTTACGACCCCTTTAGGTCTACCCGGCCCTGCTCCTTGTATCTTGTGTTTTTTTATTGCCATCATATATCTCGCTTTTCGATATCTCGCTTTTCGTTGAGTCTAATAGCTGGTAGCTTGGCTGCATCTATTACATCTTCCAAATACTTTAGCGCGTCGAGCCTTGTCATACCTTGAATGATTGCCGGGAAGCTGCTGACTGGCACTCCTGACGAGTCGCAGACTATCTCATGTATTTGATAGCCGTTATGTGTTTTGACCATTCTTATCATTATTTCATCCTATACTTGTCGCGGCATGGAGCGCAACAACCCTCTATTAAACGTCCTGACCACTCACCGCACAGGTCACAGTCACCCGGCACTCCTTTAACCAATGGTTTCCTAGCCTGTTTAATTAAGAGTTCTAGTCGTTTCTCTGCTTGCTCTGTAGCGTAATCAGCCTCGTCCATCTACCATCCTCTGTCTATAACAGAACGTCTTACACTTGCAGATTCCTTCATCTGTTGCCTCGTTCTCGCCCCACTTTCTAAACTGGATGACTAGCTTCTTTCTTACTTCTCTGCAATTATTCTTTAATATTAGTCTTTGTCGGCAACTGCGGCAATTGAGTTGATATACACCAGAGTTAGGGTTCTTCTCTGCTATAGCGCACTCAGGACACAATAGGTTGTCTCTTGGTGTAGTAGGTATACAGCCAGACTTCTTTGCGGCCTAGTATCTTATTAGACTTTATAGGCACTCTAGTGACATATCTCTGCTTGAGCAAGTAGCATAAGGCCATTGAGATTTCGCAGGTCTTTAAGTCACATCTAGCGTCTATCTCAGCCAGAGTGATCTCGCCCACATAGTCCTTTAGTAACGCCCGAATTGTCGATACTGCTCGTGCCATACCACCTCCTGATATATATCATAATTATACCAGAGTATTATATTTATTTACATACATTCCATTGACCGCTTGGTCTGTGTGCCGCGTACAAATCCTTACGTTCAGCCTTTCCAGTAATTGCTTTTTTATCATCTCTTAGCGACTTCTGTATTAGATTAATGTCCTTTCTGCGAGACTCTGCATCAGCCGGATTGTCCTGTCTGTTTACCTTGTCTCCGTTTATCATTAGCCAATACTGTGCGTCCTGTGGACTATCCCAGAGCTTTGCTGACAGCTTAGGTATGTATCGAGCGACAAATACCCTAGCTGATAAGGTCGTGTCCCACATATACGGGAATCTCCTTAGCTCAGAGAATGGAGACTGCTGCTCAGTAAAGTCCTTTTTGTACATATCAATCAGACTTTGCATACGTACATCTTTGCCCCATCCTTTAATTAATAAGGCATCCCATGCTAACTGACGATAATCGTCCGAAAAATACATATTAGACCTCCCACAGCAGCTACAAACGCCACTTTAATCCACATTACAAGCCTCCTGTCATCTTCAGCCCATGAGCCGGATGAGTAGCCCTGTCCCATGCCTCGTGGTGCGTTTAGGTAGGGTAGGTAGCCATCATGTGACTTATTGCGTTCTACGCCCTCTGTGAGCGTTCTGGGGCTAGTATCGTAGTTCATCAATGTTCTCCTTTGCTCGATCCCTGTCCGTGTCTGGGATCGTCAAGGTATTGATCCAGCTCCTCCATGCTCATCCCTTGATTCTGCTGTAGCTCTCTGTTGTAGTATTCGTGATCTTCTTCATCTTGCAAAATGGCCTGATAGGATGCCAGAAGCTGCAACTGTGTAGCTGCGTCTGCTCGTGAAAAGCTCAGAATTGCGCGAGCAACGGTCAATTGATATTCGTTGTTTTGTTGCTCTAATATTTTCTTGATATCCATTTTATTGTCCTTAACAAGATTGTGAGAGGTAGGAAGTGAAGGCAATCGCCATCACTATTATTAAAATAACGAGCCAAGGTGTTGGCTCAAAAGGTTCACGCCGAGGCTCTTTGAACATATCATCATATTTACCCATTTGTCTCTCCAGATTTGTGATCTCTCAGTCCCAGCGACCTCGATAAATAATATATTAAACCATTCCTAATATATGTCAAGTTTTTTATCGTACTGAAATTTCGCACATCGAGCGTACCGCTGTACCCCCTCTAAAGAGGGGGGTACGGTACGGTACACTATTCTCGTCTTTGTACCAAAACGTACCGGTACGCTCCGGTACAGTACGGTACAGTGGTACACTATCTTGAGTTCTTGTTTAACATCAGTAGGTTACCCCAAACCATATCATTGACCACCCACCCATTATCATGATCTACGATGGTTTCACCTAGTCTGAGTGACCCAATTAGCTGATCCGAGCTTCCCGGCCTTAATTTTCTCGAAATTAGCGTTTCCGACACCCCATCGGCCTGCAATTTTTCGACCAAACCAGACCTACTTAGGTACGGTTTTTCGTTCCTAACTTCTGCTCCGGCACTCCACCACGCATTCTCAAAAACCTTCATATTGACCGATAATTTTGAGTCCTTTTTGACCTCTTGAGGTGCGTCAATTTGATTTACAACTGCCGCCATCGACGGCTCACCGTCCTCATTTTCCCACCCCGGAACGGCAAATCTCTCAAGCTCCACCCAGACAGAATCCGTCAATTCAGAGTCTTTACTCTTGCGCTGAACGATCTCGATGGGGCCACCACGCTGCTTGCTTGGGACGATACTGATCTCAATATCGAGCGCCCCGCGCCACGCGCTACTTCCCCGCGCTCGGTGCTGTGTCTCCTCAGATACGCCAGTATGATGCACCAGAAGCACCGTACATCTGTACTTAGACATCAGAACAGAGCAGGCATCCAGCATACCTTTGGTATCAACCGAGCTATTCTCATCCCCGAGCAAGAACCTGTGCAGGGTATCTACCACGATAATGGTAGGTCTCTGATTCAGGCTATTGATGTTATCGACTACACGTTGCAAACCTTCTTTTGTATTTAGATCGCAGCCATCACGGGAGATGTGCATCCGGAGACGCGGGACATGATGGTAGTGCTTCCACCCGGCAACACGGGACTTAATGCCCTTGTGACCTTCACCAGCCAGATACACAACATTCCCGCCGGGCTTGATCTTGTGCTGCTCCCCACACCAATGGGGGATGTCTGCCGCCATCCTGAGAATCCAATCTAGGACTACGAACGTCTTGCCACCTGCTGACGGGCCATGCACCATGATGAGCGCCTCGGCCTGAATCCACTTCTTGACTAGCCAAGTAATAGGCTCTGGCTTGGAGCAGAACTCGTCCGCCTGTACGAGCCAATCTAACTTTGGGGGTACAAGCAGGATTGACAGGTCATGACCAGCAGACACATAATCATTGGCATCCCCTCGCTCTGGAGGGGTGACTGTGCGCGTCTTATAGAGTGCTGACGCTTGGTCTGCATGGGACTGGCCCACGCCGGATTCATCATTATCGGCAACGATAACAATGTCCTGATTTGTTCCGTGACGGTTACGCATGATTCCGGCAACCTTTACCAGATTAGATGCGGAGTACGCTGCTACGCATGGTCGGTCGGTTTGCTCATGGATTGTTGCCGCTGTAGCAAACCCCTCGGCTATATACAGAGTTCCCGGCTCATCGAATGCGCCTACCATCCAGAACTTCCCGCCGGTTGCCCCTCCGGTGTGATACTTCTTGTCACCGTCAGCATCTATATACTGCAAGGAGCATAAGATAGAGTTCTCATCATACAGCGGCAGAACGAGCCTACCATCGCCCGTCACCCTAGAGCCGTGAGCATCAATGCCCTTGCGCTTTAGGTACGGATGGTCGGTGGTCGCAAAAGTACACCCAGACCAGATCGTGTCGACCACGTTGGCAGCGACCTCTTGCTTCTTCTCTGTCTCTGCATCCCGCAGTGATCGAGCCTCTACCAATCTATTGGTGTGAGACATCTCCTCGAATGGAGATAGCATCCTGCCAATGTCTGCTCGGAATGACATCTCCACCCCCGACCGCCAGTCTCCAAACCTGCCTGCTGGGATGCCGTCACCAAAGCACACATACCAGCCCGACTTATCACCATGTCCACTACCGCCCTTTGTGCCTGATGGGAAACGATGTAGGCGACCATCTAGCCTGATATCTGCCGGAGGTTCTAGCCCCGCCGACCGGATGGCGTTAAATAGCTGTATCTCTGGTGGGTCAATTTGTTTTGGACTAGATGGCGACCAATCACCCAGAATTTTAGTTAGATCAGCCATGAGCGACTCTCAAAGTAGTCGCTAAGTAGCTTGATGGTCGCATACGATGGCTTAGATTCCATCTTAGAAAATCTATAAAGAGTGCTGGGGTGTATGCCAGCGTCTTGGGCAACACGTCTTAAATTTGAGTTAGTTAGTCGGACTTTAATATCTTCGGCGGTTAACATTGTGTGCATCCTCGTAATTTATTTATCGGTAACGCTTGCAATATAATTCATTCTGGAATATTATGCAAATACACATCGACCGGAATTTTTCCAAAATGATGTGAT